TGTATATGTTTTACTAAGAGCTATATTTGCCATATTTTAAGTTATATTATAATCAAAAACAATCCTTGTTCCAACACCAACATATTTTCCACTAACTTCTATATCTACACCACTCATTGCGGTTGTTGTATAATCGGCTATTTTATATAGTTTATTTTCATCAGCATAAAAATTTATTGTTATATTTTCTCCAACTTTAATAAATTCACCATATATTTTTTTATAAAACAAAACTGAACCATAAGCTATTTTGGGAGGGGTAAAATTTTCCGTCCAGCGGGCGACGTTGCTGACCCGCAATTCGTCGAGATACCCAGTAAATCCGGAATTTGACGGAGAAAACAGAGCTTGCCCGATAATAAAACCGTTGAGGCCAAAATCCATTTCATCTGCATAGACAATCGATGCTTCCAAATCTCCATCGATAAATAGATTTAGGTTTTCACCGTCTCTCACTAGGGCAAAATGATGCCAGGCATCATCGTCGACGCTGCTGCTGCTGACTAAAAATGTGCTGGGAGAATAGTCGTAAATCACCACCTGTAATTTATGGAGGTTCGCCTGCGCATCAACCTGAATTGCGATGTTCCCCGATGTCCATCCCTGCCCATTTGCGATCAGAGTTGGGTATTCGTTGCTCGCCGCAGAATTGTATAGAAACCATCCATCGACGGTTAAATTTCCGGTGAAATTTAAATTATCTGTGGTAGCGGTCAGGTAATCTCTGCTGCCGTCAGGCAGGTATCCGCTCGCCCCGCCAAATTTACTCTGCGCAGTGCTGACCTGCGCGTCGCCATTTGCGGTGACGGTGTGCGCCGAGGGCGAGGAATCCACAAACGAGGTCGAGCCGTTTGTCCCGTCGCAGTGGAGCATTAAAATGGTATTATTATCTATTCCAGAACTAGGGGAAGGCACTAAACTATATTGTCCATCTACTATATTATATATTTTAAACTTAGTTATTTGTCCTGTAAGGTTTATTCCTTTTTTGTTGTGATAGTTATTGCCGATACCATACTGATAAACAGAAGGATAATATTGTAATTGCCCACTAGAAAATAAATCTTCTTCAAGAGACATATTGTAATAGTCTAAATATGATAAAAAGACAACTCCAGATTCAGATTGACAAGGGGCAAAAAAACATGGCCAAACTCCAGTATTGTTTACAAGAATCCCACTATTAATAATATTTATTTCGTCTTCAGAAGTAGATATTTCACAATATTTTCCACTTGGAGGAATTATTGTTCTTCCTTCTTCTCCTGGATTTCCAGTATATGTAAAACAATCTGTATAAAAAATAGCTATATTATTGTTGTCGACAATTGATATTTTTGGGCTTGCTGTATATTGATATGTAATGGCAGCAAGCGCATTTGCAAAGCTTTGTCCAAAATCAACTGGGTTTTCGTATGGGGGATTAAATTTTATTAAATCTATTTTTTTTGTTTTTGTATCATCTATATAAAAAGATTCTCCTGAGTTGTATAAAAATGTAGTTGCCCAATAACCACCAATATCTCCAATTCCAGATACGACTATAGGACATAAAATACTTTTATCATCATCAATCTTAGTAATAAAATTATTAGACAACACAACTAAAGCGACAGAAGAATTGGCATAATTTGATAGTAAAGATGTCTTTACTCCAGTTTCTAAAATATCTCCGCTGCTATGTATATTAAAAAAATTTCCACTTGCATCACAGCCAATTGCTGTTGTTTCGTCTTTTTTTGTAGCATATGGATAATAAAAATCAACAGATATAAATTGACCTGAAGAAATTGTGTTTTCTTCTATTTTTATTTGATTTATACCTTTTTGAGAGATGATTATTCCACTATCAGACGAAAGAACAACAGAATTAAAAAATGGACTAGTTCCTAAATTATGGTCAAAAACAACCCCACTTTGATATGATATATTAAGGTCATTATATGTTAATAAGTGTGTTTTAATTCCAATTGTTGTTGTTCCGCTTTCTTTTACGCAACAAAAAATACCACTATCTTCATTAATATTAGAATATGAAAATCTTTTCTTTGTAAAAAGTGGACTTGTATTACTATCTTTATAAAAAGTTAATATATCTCCAGAATCTATTATGTTTGTTTCGGATGTTTCTATACATCTTAAAGAAAAATGGTCTGAATATTCTTTTATTGTTAGTATTTTATTATCTATTATTTTATATGATGATATAATAGAACCATTTACTACATATGGTATAATATCCATTAATTTTTCCTTAAAAAGTATAATTTCTATATATATTTACACTTTTATTCTTCAAGATATTCATAAGTATCTGTTTTAAAATTATATATTCTTTTTGGCATTTTTACCATTATCCCCCACCCATAGTTAGAATAATAATTGTCAGGAGTATATGATATAATTCTTGGAGGATTTTCAGCATAAAACTTGACAATTCCTTCATTGTTTGGAAACAATGGATCATATTCAGGTGCTCTACAATGAGATGTTATGATATTTGTTTCTTTATCATAATGACCAAAATTTTTTAAATAATAATAAAAAGGTTTGATCTCAACATTATTTATATCAAAATAAATTCCGCCAATAAACATCAAATTTGGTGTAGAAACACAAAAATCATTTTCTCCACCATAAAACTTGTTCATTACCCCAGATACCGCAGGATATCCTTCACCGCTCGGAGCATATATATATTCATCATAATATATTTCAGATTCTAAGCTATACGATCCATCAGATATTTTATATATTTGATTTTTTGTTCTAATTGGCCATTCTGGATAATCTATATTTGCATTACCTCTTGCTACAATAAAAAAAACATCTCCAGTTTCATCATTTATATATAAACTATCTAACCCATAGTGATGATATTCATCTGTAGCAAAATTATATATTTCTTCTTGTTCTTCCATTGGAATAAAAGATGATTCATTATCCTCTGATATTTGAGGATCATGTTCCCAATTTATACCAATACTTTGTCTATGTTGGTATATTAATTTTTTTATATTCATGTCTGACAAATCTAAATACATTATTCCTCTTTCTTCATCTATTTTATTTGTCTCTACTTGATTTTTATTTTCTTGGCTTCCTGTATATTCATATGTTTCATACCCATATTGATATGAAAAATATATTTTACTATTATAATTTTTACAAACTAAATTATTCCCAATTAGTTGAAAGGGGCAAACATCGCTTAATTTTGGATAATATTGATGATAATATTGATCATATATATATGTATTTAATAATTCAGAAACATCTTCTGGAAGAGTGACTTTGTGTTCTTCAACTGTTCCATTGATATCAATACTATATACATTTGGAAATGTTACAATTGACATTTTTATATCATGATCTAGTTCAATTTCTTCATAAGGAGATTCGTCTTCATTTTCCATAGAATATCTATATTCTGTTGAATTGTATTCAGAAGTATAAAAAAATCCATCGTTATATAAAATAACTTTTGCTGTATCTTTTAACTTACTAGTTTTAAAAGTATATGATCCTCCAAATAATGACCCATATGTATAATAATCAAATTTAAAAACATAATATTTTTCATTATAGGTATAATATATTCCATAATTAGAAAATGGAGAAGGCCCGATTACATGTGGCCCATAAAAGTTGCTTCCTCCTAATGGATATGTATACAATTTTCCAAGATTTGTTGCTAAAAAATCAGTAAATGCATCTTCGTATTTAACATTAGCTTCTGATAATATGATAGGACTCGGAGCAACATATGAATATTTTTTTTCTTTGTTGTAATAATCTGTTATTAATATATTATATTTTTGATTAAGATTTCCTCCTCCTCCAATTGCGATATTATTATCTTCGCTTATAGAATATAAATTTCCTCCATAATTTTCAATAATATCTAAATCTGTTATGGCAAATCTAGGATAAAAATTATATATATCCCCATTTTGGACGTCTCTTGCTTTTTTAGATCCACCATCTCCTAAAATAATAAACTCAGAAGGATATGGAGCATTAGAAACTAAATATTTGGTCCCGCTGTCTAAATATGGATATCCATAATAAGTAACTCCAGACGAAAAACATACCATTAACCCAGGTTGAGAACTATCAATATATGGAAAAACCCTTTTTGCTATACCACTTTCTATTGGAGGCATCTGTCCAGAGACAGATTCTGTTCCATATGGATATAACAAAATACCTTTATGGTCACACGAATAATCTGTATATGCATATCCGCCAGATTCTGGAAGTTTTGCAAATGGTAAAGCCACAAAATCTCCACCAGATGTTTTTACCAATCCTCCATATATATCTGAATCTAAATAATAATCATTATATTCCAATTTATGCTTCTCCCCCATATCCATAATATACGTCAAAAGAATCACCAAATGTCATTCCATTAATATCTACATATTTTACAGATATTTTAGAGCTAGAAGATGCAGATATACCCTTAACATAAATTATTGGAAAAATGCCACCAGAACCTCCGGCAATTGATACAGATAATGCATATTTTTCATTAATTAATATACTGCCATAACAATTATATATAAAACCTGTCTTCCCTTCAAATAAAGAAAAAGAATCTTTTTTTGTTCCAACTTGTATTTTTATTTTACTTGGAACAGAATCAAAACAACAAGATTTTGGATATCCGCTTTTTATAAATGAAAATTTTCCATTTGGAATTGCAACAGCATCTGTTATTAATATGTTTGTTAAGTTGTCTGCGCTTGGTTTTGCTACAACATGATATTCTGCTGATGTTTTTGTTTTCCCAACATATGAAACTATTTCAACAGCAGAACATGGTGGGATTTCTGATCCTGTATTATTATATACTAAAATTTTATTTTTTTCAGGAACACAAGTAAATTTGTCGTGTTTTCCGTCATAAAAGATTGTTACAAAGTCTCCAACACATAACGTTTCTCCATATGGAATATTTATGCCATCCTTTTCTCCTCCTTCATATAAATTATAAACCCCAGAGACGGTTGGGCTTCCCGTATAATATTTTTGTAGAGACTGTTCTTCTCCAACATTTTCTGTTCCAGTTCTTATTAAATAATTGCCGCTTTCCATAAAGCCAATTGGCCAAACCATATATGGATTTCCAGATCCCCAAGCTATAACTCCCGGCATTGGAAAGGTCTGTCTAGCCTCCCACATTTTATTTCTGTCATTCCATAATAAATCAATAGGGCCACATTTTTTTTGTGTAAAACATGTTCCACTAGTTGTTATTCCATATCCAGCGGCAAAAATAGGTGAACTTAAAGCTATCCCTCGAATAGAATCAATATTTTGTTCTCCATTTGGAACTAAAAACATGTCTCCTGCCGCTAGATCTTCTTGATTATCAGCTAAATTTGCATCACTTATAATATAATCTTTAGTTTGTGTGTACTTACTTAGGTAATAATTATTTATATTTTTTATTCCAGAAGAAGCATTGGCATCTACATCTTCTATCTTTGCAGAAATATATTTATTTTCAGAATCAGTTGTAAATGGAGAAAATAATAAAGACAGACTATTTCCGGCACAGTTTTTACCAACATATTCTGAATCTTCAGAAGATATCCATGAATTTCCTATTGATTGAGAATATGAAGTGTCAATATTATTAGTGTAACAAACATAATCTCCTACGCTAAAAAATCCATCAGCCATTTGAGTCTCCGGTAGCTATTTGAGAAGACATAGACGAAATAATATTTTGAATATCACGAACATCACTTGCAACATTTTTTAACATTTTATACATTTGTTGTGTTTTTCTTTCTTCTTTGGCTCTATCAGATGCTCCAACTGTGGCAAAGCTATATGTTGTAGTTATTCCATCTGCTCCATAATTTATGTTTATTGAACTTATATTGGCAAATTTACCAATTGCAAACCCCATATTATATCTTGGAATATCTGCGCATGAAACAACTCCACGGTTAAATCTATATTCTGTTGTTAAGCAATTTCCATATTGGTATTCTATATAGTCTTGTATTTCGCCAGTGTCTTTAAATTCCCAAGGACAAAGGTCATTATCAGTGCTGCAATTTGTTTGTCCAAATCTGGATCTACTGTTTTCGTTAGTTCTTCCGTCTAGTATCCAAGGGCCATATCTTTCATATTCGTGTCTTAGAGGGATATAATAATATTTAGGAATAATTTTAAGCTTTAACTCAAAATTTAATGGAATTGGAGTTGTAGCTAGTGCTATATTTCCAGAAAAACCAAGTCTTCTTATTTCGTTCATATATTTTATATATTCTTTAGCCGCATCCCATGCCAATGCATCTTCATATGTTTTTATAAAAGATTGTTCAAGAACGGCCCCCATCTCTTGGTTTTTGAATTCAGGAACATTTTCTAATTCAACAATCGCATATCTAGTATCTTCGCTTTCATTCTCCATATCTCTACCGACAGCATACATAGAACAACTTGCTCTGCCATACAATGAAACTGGAGTTTTTAATGTTTCTTTTATCGCATTTTTACCATCACTGAAAGTAAACAAAATATCTTTTGAGTGATTTGTTACTTTTGTAAAATTAGCATTTTTAACATAATACAAGCATGGCATTTTTCCATTGTTTTTGTCTATAAATTTACCTCTAACAACCGGATCTTGTATTGTAACTCCAGTTTTTCCATCCCACGCAGAATCTATTATTTCCCAATTTCTATTCGTTATTTTTCTATAGAATTTTTTATCTTTATATTCATCAACATATCCTTTGACTATTTCGTATAACTGTTCAAACCTATCTTGAAATATTTGAATATTTTGGTTATTAAAATTTACAATTGCCTTACTTTTATTTTTTGTTTTTGGGCTAAACTCTTTTGAAGATTTAAAAACCATAGCTGGGTCATTTATATCTTGCAGCCCCGTTTTTAATAGTTTAACACATGTTTTTTTTGCCCATTCATATAATATACCATCTTTTAGGGGCTTATATATATTATATCCGTTATAGTCTAACGGGATGACTATTTGATCTTCAACAACCCCATCTCCGATAGCCTCGTTGTCAGAATTGTATATATACATACGAACAAGTATTTTGAAGAAACATAATCCTTGAGATATATAATAATATCCATTTTTGTTATTTTTGTCTTTATAAAAACATGCTTTTAATGAACTTTCATCAAAAGTTATAGATATATTTCTTCCTTCTACTAAAATATTTGAAGAAATAAGAGTTTCTCCAAAATAAACTTCTACAGTCGGTTTTATTTGTTTAGAAAATTTTAAAACATCTTCTTCTTTTGATAAATCAAATTCGCCAGTAACTAGATTTCCATAGTGTAGTTCTTCAATGTTTAGAGTATGTGTAAAAGAAATTGTAAATTTACCAGAATAAGACATTGAAATTTTAGGTGTTTCTGCCCCTGGGTCTGCTTGTCTTCCGCATATTTTTACAGATGAAAATCTATTTGCACAAATATTTTTGATATCAGAGCTTGTATCTATATAATAGTCTTTTCCTGTGAGAGTTGCCCAATAATTACTTGTTGCTCCATGTACCCCAATTGAACTAAAATTACTAAGTCCTGCCGATGAATACGAATATGGCGTAGCTATACAATATTTTTCATAATAATCAACATAATTAGCAATAGATTCAAGACAAGTATAGAACATGTCTTGATCTTTTATAGAATTTGCTAATATTTCAAATTCTGTCTTTTCAAATTCTTTGCTTGTATTAAATATATAGCTTTTTTCAAAAGTAGAATTTTCTTCTATTAGCTCTATTAATTTTTCATTGTTATAATCTTTTATTGTGTCGACATCATATCCGAATGCTCTTGACAACCATGAACATAGTAGTTCATGCGAATATAAACCATCTGTAATATTTATCTTTGGGATTGGACTTGTATCAAATGTCGGATATAAATTTATTCCATTCAATAAACTTATTGTTTTTCCATATTTATCAATTATTTTATATTCATCAACCTTTGTTGGATTTGGTTCTTTTTTGAACCCCCAAAATTGGAGGAATTTGGTTGCATCACAACGATATAAATATTCTTTATTAGCGCCTAAAAATATTTTATTGGACTCAGCATTATTTAATTCTTTTCCATATTTTTTACTTGTTAAAACGCTTTCTAAGCTATTAACAAAACTATCAAATTCTTTAGTAGTAAAATTATCAAAGTCATTTCTAGGAATAGGAATAATTTTTATAACTATTTCATTCTTTATTGCTTTTGTTTCTAAAGAATATTGGTGACCCTTTTCATATGCATAAACATACCAGTCACAAGCATTTCCAGCCATAGCCTCTTCTATAACTTCTGACAGAGATTTGCTGGTTCCAGATATTCTAAAATAATAACTACAAATTCTTCCACCTTCAGAAGAGTCAAAAGATACACTGTTTGTGTCAATACCTATATTTTCTTCATTCCCCTCAAAACTTGCTGTCGTATATACTCCGGTTGTCAACTTATTGGTAAGGCTTTTCCCATAAATACGGTTTGAAAACATTGAATCCATGTTTATAGAATATTGTTGAAAATTATTATTATCGTATTTGAAAAATGTATATGTTTTGCTTTCAACTTCTTCTTTTATTGCCTTTATTATAAGCCCTTTTTTATTTTGAGTAAACGTTACTTCGGCATCGTCTTCCCAAACCGATCCCTCCCAATTACTTTGATCATCAACATTATAGTTTTTATATGCATATGTAAAATTAGGAATTGCTTCTAGTTTGCTTTTTTGAGAAGATGTTACCCTTTCAAGATATATAGGAATATTTTTTAATATCTCTTTTAAGCACTTAAGTTTTAACGTTTTAGTTTTTCCGCTTCCATCATAGTTGTTTTCAAATGAGTCTACTATTCCAATAAAAGTAGTAGAATAATCTGGTTCATTTGGTCGCTCATCGTTTGGAATTGCAATTCTTACTGCTTGCCCCAAAAGTGGTTCTTTATATAAAGAAACTCCATTAATGTCAAATTCTTCAATTAGGGTTATGTCACAAGTGGAAGGAGATTCTCCCCATCCCATGTTCATATTTATATTTTTAATAAAACAACCAAATAGCCGTAATGCACCTTTATCTAAGGGGCTTCCAGTGTTTGTCCATCCTACAGCGGGTGTTGCGCCATATGTTTTAGTAGTCATTTTTTTGTTGCCCTTTCCTAAGCCAAGTTAGAAAGCATTGTTATTGATACATTTCTAGTAAGGCTTCCGTTTATTAAATCTTTGTCTATAGTGTCTGATTTTATAAAACAATTTCTCGTTGTTCCAGAGATAATATACTTTGTATATCCTGTATATTTAGTAAAAATATATGTTAATACATAATCAGCATATTCTTCTAGTAAAACCTGTAAATATTGACCAAATTTGTCTGCTTTTCTTTTAGTTGTCCCTATAGTTATAGAAATACTATATGATGTTCCTGTTTTTGCTGTCATGTCTTGATAAACAGGGCCAGTTTGTTTTCCTATAATATTATGTTCTGCCCATATCGAAACAGGATTATTTTTTGTTACTTTAATATCAAGCATTGTTATCCAAAGAGGAAGAGTGTTTATCAACCATGATTTATATGTATATACATTTGTATATGTTATTGTTTTATTTTTTTCATCTGCATCACAAGAAGATGATGATAATACTGCGGCTCTATTAAACGTGGCAACACTGGAAAATTTAGCAGTGTTTGAAATTGGAGAAGAAGTTGGTAGAGTATCCACTCCTGTCGCTTCTGTTGTGTGTCTACTGGCATATATTGAAGCTGGAATTGCAGGATCTCCACTGTTCCAAACGGCATCCCATCCATTATACATATTGGCTACTGTAGTTGACCTTATCCGGCCATTTCTAGTAACTGTTTCGGTTGCGGATTGTTCATCCCATTGATATTGGTCAGAATATGTATGACTATAAGAATTTTCAGAACATGACCACACAAATGAAAAATTATATACTGCTGCTTTTTCATTTACACTTTCATTTCTGGATATCATATTTCTATTATTAGAAATTAATGTAATGGCAGGATTGTCTCCAGTAGCAGAAACGCCACTACTGATCAAAGAAACAAAATTATTATATGCATATGTCCATGCGGCCTGTTCTTGTGGTTTTATCGAAACTGCATTTTGTATTTTTGCACTTCTCGTTGAGCCAGCCCCGTGTATCGTTCCATTTAAAGTTATTTGCCAAAAATCGTCTTCTAAATTATATTCTCCGGCAATATCATAGTCTATAATCCCACTTGTAGCAGAAGAACTCCAATCATATGCATAACCAATTGCCCCATTTGTTTTATCATATGTTATTCCGCGCGACACAACATATCCAGTTGGAGGAGTTAATGTTCCTAAAATGGTGCTAACTTTTGAAGTCCAAATTGCTGATTCTGAACTAAATATGGTATTAAAAGCAGAAATTAGGCTTGTCCATCTAGCTTCTTTTATTGGATTAAGCCCGATAAGATTTCCTTGCATTTTTATAGAAACAGATGAATCTTCTGCTTCTTGATAGTCTAAAGTCCATGTATCTTGATATGAAAGTTCATTATAAACATATTCGCGCTGATATGTTATTTCTCCGGTTTTATGATTTATTGATAAATTTTGATTTTTTAAATATACGCTTCCACCAGACATCTCATACGATGCGGATCCACTTGCGGCAGAATCAAATCCGTATGTTTGATAAAAGCCAATAGCAGAATTTTTTCTTTCTAGTGCGGTTTCTCCAGTCCCTAAAATTCTTCCATTCATAGAAATTGCGCGATTTGGATATGTCCATTCTATATTATTTGTAGTTTCATATGTGTGCATTACTCCAGAATCGCCAGTAAGTTCAAGATTTACTGATATAATCCCGGCTTCTTTGTTATTTTCTTCTCCATAAGATCTTAAAAAATATGAACTTATAGCAATATCCATATCTGAAAATTCAGAAATTACTTTGCTTGCTTTTGCACCAGTAGAAGAGGCTCCACTCCAATAACTTGAAGCGTTTGTATATTTGGTATTTGGAGTAAATCCAAGACCTTGTATATCAAAAGAAACACTGATTGTTTTTTCAGTTGTTTGAACCATTTATTCTTCTTTTTGTGATAAGCGTTTGGTAATTAAATATACACCAACATTAGAAATTATCCACGCTCGTTCAATTGAGTAATTTCCCTCATATGGATCAACAGAAATATCAGATTTTGAATCAATAACATTCCATCCAGTCATAGAAATATTAATAATTCCGCTATACCAAGGTTCGATAATGGTGCTGTCTTGTTCTTGACACCATCCAGAGGCGTGTTGCCATGGATAAATTCCATATTTTAACTGCCCAGGATTTCCTGAATCATAAATTGTGTCGCCTTTTGCATTTATATTTCTAGTTATTGTTGCTGTTCCGTTATAATTATTCTCCATTTTATATGAATCTTCAAGGGTCTGTAAATACCATTGATTGGTTTCACCAGATGGATGAGAAGGGAATGCCATTCCGGAAGAATACATCTCTGGCGCGGTTAAATTAATCGTATATGAACATTTTTGCGCCCAATCTCCTTCACCAAAAGATATATTACTAACAATAGGATAACACGATTTTATGTTTCCGCTATCTATTCCTATTATTTCTAATTGTTTGCCATCTGTAGAAAATAGATTAAGTAATTCATTTTGTTTATTTAATAACTCTGTTAAAGCTTGATCTGCAATATATGCATTTTTTGTGTTTCCAGATTCGGCAGAATAAATACCGCTGAAATACGATAAAAAACTTCCTGTAAAATCTATAGAAAATTTACTACCAATATTTCTATTATCGGCAGTTTTAACATTTTGGTGTGCTATTGAAACAATAGGCGCTGGAATTATAAATTTATTATCATATTTAACTGGCATTTTTAATCCTATCTATTAGAACTACTTGCACTTGCAGCATCTTCTAACTCTTTTACTCTGGCCATAAGGTTTTTAACATCCTGTTCCGATGCTTGTTCTGCTAAAATTTTTGCTAATACAGCAACAAGAGCCTTCTCTCCTTCTCCTCCGCCGATTTTAATATCAAGACTTCTTGGCATGTTTTTTATAATTTGTTCATTGCTTTTTTGGATAGTCTGAGACAATGATTCAAGACTTTCCTTAGAGATAGTCGCCATTCCAATTGCAACTCCACCTTGTTGCATTTCTGCTGTTAAAGCATTATATTGTGCTTGTAAATCTTCTTTTTCTTTTCCGGTAGCCACAGCCAATTTTGCTGCTAGTTCACTTCTTTTTTCTCTTGTTGCTTCGCTCCCCTTAAGAAGAATTGTATAAAGATCTCTTTCTAGTTCAACAACTTCGCTTCTGGCCTTATATAAAACATCTTCGCGTGTTTTTAGTTCGTTTTGGAATTTAATACGATCTTCAATTGACTGTTTTTCAAGATTTCTTATTCTCGTTCCTTCGTCTGTATAATCTTGACTTTTACCAAATTGTTCGAGCGCTCTCATCTGTTCCTGAGAAAGACCCATAAATCTATATGCACCACTTTGGATAGAAGACATTGCGTTTTGTCTATCTGACAATCCAAGTCTCCATCCGGCTTGCCTTTGTCCTTGTGTAATCTCTTGGCCTTGGCCGACTCCTCCAATTAATGAGGTTAATGCCGTAACAGAACTTCTTTGTTTTAGAAGTTCAAACGGATTCATTCCATAGATAGAACTTGCACCAGAATTTCTTTTGTTCATTTCTTCTTCAATGGCGGCACCACGGGCTTCTTCTAGTTTTAAGGCTTCTTCTAGATTCTGGATACTTATTTGTCCTTTTTGTTTTTCAAGTTCAAATATTTGTTTTTGATAACTAAGGATGTCATTTGTCTCTGCTTCTACGTCTGTTGCCCCAGCAGTTGTTGCGTCTTTTTGTCTATTGTATATCAATGATTTATATTCGGCTATTCTTGAGTCAATACTAGATATTTGAGCAGCAATATTTGATGTTCCTGCACTAGAAGAAAATGTATTTTTTAATCCTTGTGCTGTTTCAAAACTTGTTTCTCCTAGTTGTTTTCCTCTTAATCTTCTAATTTCAAGTTCCCTATTCCTTGAGGAACCAGCCATTCCAGCCATTTCTGAATATCCAGAAATCATACTATTATTTGTCTCTATAAGTTTATTTTCAACTTCTAAAGCTTTTTGCTGTACAGTTATATAATCTCTTATGCTGTCATTCCACGCTTGTTGTTTTTTGGCTTCTCCTGTTCCCATATTTGCCACTTGATCTGCTCCAGTATTTCCAAATGCTTGCTGTTGTCCTATAAGTCCAGCAATATCTTTTGCACTATAGTTATGAAAATCTGCACCCCCTCCTCCTAGCCATGTCATTGCTTTATTAGCCCATTCCTTAAAACTTTCGTTTTCTTCTGGAGAAGTTTTATCTTCATTTATTTTATTAATAAAATTACTAAAATTTTCTGGAGAAGTTTCTGTATCTTTCCACGGTAATTCTTTAGATGAAAAAGTTTCATCGTTCATCTTTTTTTGCAACATTGAGCCAACAATCGCATTTGTCGTTGAGGGAGCGGTTAGATCTATATTTTTTTCAAAATCTGATATAATTTTTTTACCAAATTCATTTGCCCTCAACGTTAAGATATTAGATTCGCCAAGATCTTTATTTCCTATTTTTTTTTCTGTAAATGCATCACCTAAAGATTTAAATTCTTTTTGTTTAGAAGCTCCTTCTAATCTAGCCATTGCTGTAGGATCTAAATTATATGTTTTTGCTAATGCTTTATATTTTGATTCACTTAAACCAGCAGCTCCAATTGCTTCATTAGTATTAGCATTAAATCTTTGTCTTCCATATGATTGATATATAGAATTAGTTGTTTCTGACATCTGTTTTGTTCTATTTGATAAAGACGTAATTATATTGTCAAAAAGATTAAGTCCTTCAACAGCCTTTTTAAGGCCAGTAATAAATTCAGAAGAAGGAGTTGGAAAATTGCTTATAAATTGTTTTAAATTTTCTTCTATAATAGAAAATGCGTTTCCTACGATAGTTGCTCCTTCTTCTATCGTTAAGGTTCCTTCCTTTATTTTTGAGGCAACAAAAATTTCTATATTCTCTTTTTGTTTTTTTGCTACAGAAGAGGCCCAATCTGTTGCTGCTATTTTTCCAGACGATGAAGAAAGATCAAATTTATCAGAAGCAGTAGAAAGAATTTGACCAAACTCTTCTCCTTTATATCCTTTCATTGCCTCAACCGTCCTCTCTCCTTTTGTCCCTCCTAATGCATATCTAGTTGCAAAATCAAGCGGTTTAATCCCAACATATCCTAATCCTGTTGCTAGGCGAGAATCTTCTCCAATTTGTTTTAATAATTTTCTTAAAAATCCAGAGTCTTTTGATAGAGCATTGTCGCCAGCAGCAGAAAAAACAGATAAATCACCTTGTTTTGCCGCTTGACGATTTTGTATTTTTCTTATATCTTCTTGTTTTTTCAAATAATCATCAAAAATTTTCTGTGTTGGCAATCCTCCTTGTGCTCTTGTTTCAAATTCTGTTTGTCTGGATTTAAAATAATCAGATGTTTCTTTTCCATATTTTTTCTCATCAAACAATCCTTCGTATGAAGATTTCATATTCAATACATTATCATATGAACTAGGCTTATTTGCTATATTTTGTATTTCGTCTTTTACAACGTTTACATTTTGGATATTTTCTTGAGTCTTTTTTCTTTCTCCTTGAGCCTTTCTTAAATCTTTTTCATAATCATTATATGCTTCAATAACGGTTCCTAAAACAACGGCAAGGGCAGTAAATCCAGCGACAGCAGCACCAACTGGCCCACTTATCATCATAAATGGCAAACCAACAGATAATCCAGTGCTCACGGCACTTAATCCTGTTCTAGTTGGATCATATCTTAAATCTTCTTCATTTTTTCCTTGTGAATAAATATTATTAGCATAGTCTGTTGCGGCAATTCCTGCTCCAGCTATAGCCATAGATCCAAATTGTGATTTAGCAAATCCACCAGCCCTTCCAAATCTTTGTTTTATTGGAGATTTTTTTAACCCTACAGTATATTGAGACGGAAGACCAGCTAACCCACTCCCTTCTATTTTATTAAGACTAGATATTTCATATTGATTTTTTAATGTCCCTCTACCATGTAAAAGTCCGCCATTTTTTCCATATATATTTTTATTGTATTTTTCATATTGTAAATCATTCCAGTATCCAGACACTTTTCTTTTTGCCCATTTTCCAGCGGTAGCGCTAAAAGGCATTTGTTTCATTATTGCAATTTGTTCGTGTGTTGCTCCCGGAATAGATTTTGCATATTCAATGGCTACATATTTTCCTACTTTGCTTGCAATTGCAGCAGAAATAGAAAGAGCAACTGCGTTTGTTGCTTCTGGAGGAATAGCCTTAAGTCCTTCTCCTATTTTTGAAAAAATATCAAATCCAACGCCAAGACCCTTTTTAAGTCCACCTTCAGCTATGGTTGTTGCTAAGTCTTGATATGTAGCAGTCATTTTCTGTATTTTTTTATCTAATGTTTCAATTATTTTGCCCTGTTCTTTCATTGCTGAACCATTAGAATTAAAAGCTGTAGAAGTTGCATCAACTGCCATTTTATGACCATTAATTAAGGCAAGGAAAGAAGAATACATTCTTTTTCCAGCAATCGCCATAGCGATATTATTTTTTTGCGCTGTGCTTAAAGTATCCCATTTTGCTGCTAGTTCTGAAATTATTTCATCTTCGTTTCTTAGTTCCCCGGTTGCTCCAAAGGATGATATCCCCACGCTTTCCATTGTGGAAATGCCTTTTTCTCCTCTAAATCCAGCAAAAATTGTCTTTAGAGATGTACCAATTTGGCGACCACCAAGACGAGTTCTTTGCTGCATTGCGGTTACATAACCTAAATATTTTTCAAAACTTACACCAGCAGCGTCGGCGGCTTCACCACTTCGGTTGACCGCATCAGCAATATCTTTTTCTGTTACAGCAAATTCGTCTGATACTTGGTTCAGCTTGTCCACAATTTCCATTGCTCTATTTGCGGAATATCCAAACTGTTCCATAATTGCGGTTAGTGCTTCTGTTGATTGAACCTGTGTTAATACTGAAACGTTTGATAAAAGCAAAGATGCTTCAGTTAATTTAAGGGTATCGGCCATGCTTTTACCCTGTTGGGCATAAACCTGAGCAGCTTTTGCTACATCAATAATAGAAGTGGCATATTTAACGCCCATGCGCTTGACTTCATTACCCATATATTCTGCTTCTTTGGCAGAAATATTCATAACCTTTGTTGTGTTGGTCATTTCTTTTTGGAATTCTATTGTAGTTCCGATAAGGTTATGAATAGCTTCGCGAGCTTTATATGCGCCACCGGCCATTACTGTCCAACCAGCAAAACGCAATGCCTGACGTTTAAACATGTAAAAAATGCTATTCTTCATCTCTGAAGATAGATCTTCTTTTTGTTTACTCATTTTTGTAGAGATGATATTTTCTTGCAATGCTCTCATGGCTTGTTCGTATGCCTTTACCATTTCTTGAGCATTTCCAGATGCAAGACCACTTGCCCATTTATTTATAATTGGTCTATTAATAGCATTAAGTCCAGCGGTATCAGAAAAGTCTTCTATCTTTTTACCTTTTAGTTCTCCACCCGCCTTTTCGTATGCTTGTCTTTTTCCAAGGGAAATAAGTTGATTTAATTGTTTTATTGCTTCTTCTCTAAGATTTGAATTTGAAGAAAGAATTTTATTCATTAATTCTTCATTTGTTAATAGTCCAGCTTTTCTTTGAGCAATGGCGTCTTGTATTTGTTTTTCTTTTTCTGCTAGTTCCTTATTTTTACTTGTTGTTTCTACTTCTTTGGCTTTTTCAGAAAGAACTTTTTTAAATATAGCTAAATTTTCTTCTGTTACTACTTTTGCATCCTGTAGGTATTCATTAATAATCTGTTCTTTATCTGCCCTATTTTTTGTAACAATGTCTAAGTTTTTTCTTATTTCTAATTCTGATTCTGCAAAACGTTTTCTTGCTGCCATTTCTTCTTGAACATTTTTTATGTTTCCACTTAAAACAGGGATAGACGATTCTATATCTTGTTTTTGACTAAAAGCTGTAGATCTTTGTGATCTTTTTATTGTTAGTTGTTCTTCTAATTGTTCTGATACGGTTCTTCTTTCTGTAGCAGATTGTTTTTTGTCTCCTAAATATGGTTGTATTTCTTTATGGTATTTTCCAGATTTAGTTAAATCTGTTTTTTTACCACCTTCTTTTAAAATGTTTTCTATTTGTGCAATTTGTTCATTTTGAGAAGTTATTTGTTCATCCAACGAAATAAGTCTATTCTGGCCATCTTCAATTTCTTTTCTATATTCTTCTATCTGTATTTGAAAAGATGATTCTGGAATATCTTCAATTTGTAAATAATCTTTTTTGTTTTTGCCCAATGCCACATCTAGGTCTTCAAAAGAAGATTTTTTAGATGATTTCATATTTGAATAACGAGGTTGCCCCTCTGTTTGTAAATATTGAGATATGTTTTCATTAGAAGCTGTTGCTCCTCCAATCCCAGCGGCTTTTTTGATATTTAAGCTAATAGCATATTTCATTGCTTCTAATTCATTATCAACTTTTTTAAGAGATTCAGCAACTCCTTGGGACGGAACTGATATCGCCGTTACCATTTTATCGAGTTGTTCTTCTATCTTCTTTTTTACATCAATATTCGCCCCAACATTTTGACCCTTGTTTGCCAAAGCAGAAGCGTTGACGTATTCTTTAATCATTGAAGAAAGATCTTTACCTGTTGCTGGCCCTCCTATTTCTTTGTTTGTTTCTCTAAATTTATCATAATTTTTTTCTATTTTATCATAAAATCTGCTTTTTTGATCTGGAGATATTTTGTCGCTGGTTAATCCTGTATAACCTTTCAATTGTCCGCGCAAAGACTGTATATTCTGTTTTTTATCTTGCAGAGCAAATTGTTCTTCTTGCCTAGAACGAAATGCCCCTTCTGATAATCCAGTAGGAGCACCTAGTCTAATTTGATAATTGTTGAAATAAGCTTCGATTTGTTTACCAATATTTTCTAATCCACCAATACGCCAATTATTTAACAAAATAGGATTAGAACTTGTAGACCTGTCTATGCCGCCCTGAAGTAAATCAGAAAATAGTTTTGAATTTTGGACAACAACATTTTTGCTTAATTCTTTTACTGTTTTAGCAGTAGTTGCGTCTTTTACAGCATCAAAACTTATTTTTACCGGAATAGGATCTTTTGCTAATTGCTCACGTATTTTTGTAGAATCAATTTTACCAGCGATTTCAAACATTGCAGCATTTAATACAACACCCTTAGAAAGAGCATTTTGTATTTTTCCAACTGCGGCCTCAATATTTGACACAGCAACATTGTCAGAAATGGAGATTTTTTTGACTTCAAAGTTTTCTAAAGCTTTAAGATTGGATATGTCTATAGAGTTTTTGTCTACTGTTAAACTTAGCCGTCCTTTAATTTCAAATCCCATCCTAACTCCTTATTTTATTGTTACTTATAGTCTTTTGGATGTATTTTTTTATCAAGTTCAATATTGATACTCCCATCTTCATTTATGGGGTTGCCAAATTTATCAGCAATATGTTCAATTTCGTCTATTACTACTATATATTCACCAAATTCATTGATTCTGCGGCCTTCTTTGTCAACAAGTTTACCTTCTTCGTTAATATACTTTCCTGCACTATTTATTTTTTTCTTATCTATTAAATATTCAATTTCTATATTTTCAACTTTTTTCTTATCTTCAATGTTATTAAAAAATCTATAAGCCTCTGTATGAATAATTAAAATCATCATGCTATTAGATTTTTCTATATATATTTGATAAGATGCGCTTCCTTCTTTATCTGCAAAAAACGGTTTATTGTCATCGGCATATACAGTACACATGGCAACATAATATTGCATTTTAACGCCTTCTGCCAGATATTCAGCAGAATGACCAATCAGTGTACTATATTTTTCGCTTCTTTCATCTTTTTTACTTCTTAATTCGGCCATTTCTTCGCAAATTTTAATAGCGTCTTTTTCAGAAAGCTTATCTTTTCCTGCAAGTTTCTTCTCTTTGATCTTTATTTCTTTATTAATTTCGTCAATTTTTTCATCATCTTCTTTTGTCCAAAGCTTTTTATCATAAATAAGAGTTCTCGCCTGTCCCAATGTAGGGACACCACGACTAATAGCTTTTGCATAATGAGAAGAATAAATAAGTTCTGCTTCATTAACTACGTCTTGGTTTGGCTTTACAATTGCTAAATCTATCGGCTTACCAGTTTTTTCATCAAAAATTTGAAATGTTTTACGATTTGCGGCCATTATTTATTCTCCTTAATACCAAAAACATAAGAGTAGTTCCCCGATTTAAACAGTCGTTTGAATTGATTTGTCCGATCTAAAATCATTTTTCTAAACCTATTCCATTTTTCCTGAGACACATCATTTTTTAAAGTAATTTCTGCAATTTCAAGGATATTTTTGATTAACTTATTCATTCCTTGATCAAATTCATCTTGCTTGCTTGTTTCCATTTTTTGATTCTCCAACAAATAGCCCAGCATGAGCTTTCCCTAGTTTTTTGACAAGTTCATTTTCTGTTGCTTTCCCATTTTGATTTATTATTTCATCACGTTTTTTAAGAAGATTTCTAGTAACGGTATTATTTAAATCGTATACTTCTTTTGCTTTATCCTTGGAAGTTATAATATATACTTCTTTAGACTTGTTTTTTGGAGATATTTTATCTATTTTCTTTTCTTTTCTTATTTGATTTATTTTGCGCTTATACCAAACATCCATAGCTATATCGTCATTTATGATATCTTCATCTGGATGGTCGTATGCTTCATATATATTATCATAAAAAGAAGACCACTGAATTAAAGAAAGCTGTTCATCTGATGCTTCTGCAATACACCTTATATTAAAAATAGAGAGCGGGTTTTTGTTTCCTGAATTCCAATAAGCCCTCCATGATGATGATTTTGCTATTCCTCTTATTTTTTCTTCATCTAAAAAGTTTAATATATATAGTGCTTTTAATAGTTGCCAGTCTTCATCGGACATTATTGAATAATCTAAGTCGTTATTTTTAACAAAAAGAGCAATTTTTTTCTGTATAACAATTTTTTCCACATATTGTTCACATGTTGCGCCATTTAATGCTTCGTATTTGTCTATGCTTATTTTATATAAAATTGATTTTTCTTGATTTATATACTCTTTAATTTTTTCTTTTTTTGTTATTATATAAAAACTATCAAAATATTCTTCTTTTAATCTATCTAATCTTTCTTTGGATTCTTTTATTAATTTGTCAAAATTTTCAATATCTATTTTGTTTATTTTTATAAATTCTTCTTGCGTTAATATTTTTTTATTTTTTGCTTTATCGTATGTTTTTTCTTTTATATGATTTATGTATAGCTTATCTTTGGCTGTTATGCAAAGGTTATAGAAAATGTCTTTGTCTTGATATGTGGCAAAAAAACCACCAGACAAAATACGGTTTATATGTTTTTCTTGGATATCATCTTTCAATCCTGACCTTCCTTGAATCAAGGAAAATTTACCATACCTATTTATTATTACACAAAAAAGGAGGGTCGCCCCTCCTAATTTGATTTGATATTTTATTTTTTAATTACTAAACGTGCGCGTGTGTGTCCGGGTCGGTTGTGGGATTAGTAATGGTAAGAGTGTTGTTCCCGGCATAAGTCATTGACACAGTAACACTTCCGCCTCCGGTATCGCCACCACTATATGAAACACTTTCTAGCTTATTCTTTGTTCCCATATAGAACTGGGTGTTGTCATCAAGACGAATCTTAATGGTCTGATCTGAAAGGTTGTCTGTATCGGCGTGTGCGTTTACGTTATCTCCACCCTCGTTAGCCATGTATTCAATGGTGGTAGTCACCTTGACAGGGAAGTTCACGAAACGATAATATTCAATTTTCCGGCCAAGTTCGTACATATCTTCGCGCCCAAGGTCGGTAGCAATTGTAACGTTCTGGATGTGGGCGGAATATGCAGTACCATTTGCATTAAGTTTATTGGTTCCGCTTGAGGTAATTCCAGGAATATCTGTTGGGAACAGAGAGCAAATTGCACCTTCTCCCATAATTACGTTTTCTCTACGTTGCATTCCAGAAGCTGAAGACTCATCGGTATTTATGTAATCATATTCAAAGGCATCTCCGGTTGTCCAAACCTTATCAGAACCAACAAACGTCACAGATTCTGTGCAGTTTCCATCAACAGGAAGAGAATAGTTTAAGCTTTGGATATATAGACCAGAACAGGTAACAAATTTTTCTGGTGTGCCACTTGCCGAAGAGTAGGTATCACTCCAAATACCAAGAACACCAATGGTTTTTTGGGTTGTACGAGCAACGAGAGTGGGGCCAGTGCTACCAGCAGTTGCTAAGTGATAGATCAACGGACGACCATCAAGAGCTTTTTCAACGGTCATTTGAATTTCGGGCTTATTCTCATAGTTTTCATAAATTTCAATTTGACCTAGTTCAAAAATCTGTTCAAGATTAAAATTTGTATCGACCGAGACAGACTGAGCACCGTGAAGTTCACGACCAGTAGGAACAACACCGGCAACTCCGTCTTCTTTAAATCCAACTGCGTGTACTGCATAAAAAACTCTATTGTTCGCCATATTTAACTCCTATTTAGTAGAAAATAACAATTCTTTTACCTAAATATACACAAAAAAAATAAATATAGCTTAATCTCTAAAATAATTTATAGTTATTTTATGTTGTATATTTTTATATAAAATTGTGTATATTATTATAAAACAATATAGACATAAATCATATTCTTTGGAGAACATATGCAAATAGAAAATGCTTTTAAAAATTATTATAAAAAAGATAATCTCTATTATAGTTGTCAATATCATGTAATATTTTGTCCTAAATACCGGAGAAAGGTTTTAATAGATGGCGTTGATGAAGAATTAAAAAATATTATATTAAGTAATCAAGAAAAATATGATTATAACATAATAGAGATTGAAATTATGCCAGATCATGTTCATCTACTTATAGAAATAAATCCTAAAATTGGAGTTTTCAGGACAGTGTGCAAAATAAAAGGAATTTCTTCAAAAATAATAAGAGAAAAGTTCTCATGGATAAAAAAAAGAATTCCAACCTTATGGACGCACTCTAGTTTTATATCTTCTGTTGGTTCTGTATCTTTAGACATTGTTAAAAAATATATAGAAAATCAAAAAACAGTATGAAAAATAGTGAAATAACACGAAATAATACTAGAAATCGTAGAAAAATTCAAGACTGCAAAGTTTTTGAACTCAAATTTGACAAATCTCATTTATCTAAAAACCAAAAAGAATGGCTTAAAAGAGCATTTTTAGAAGCAAAATGGTATTATAATTATATTTTATCAACTGATGATGTTTTTAAATTTGATACAAAGATTAAAGATATAAAAATTCTAAATAAAGACAAAATAGTAGAAGATAGAAAAATAGAGACGCTATCTGCACAAATGATACAAGGTATAAAAGACCAGATTATGTTTTCTATTAAGTCTTTGTCTAGTTTAAGAAATAAAAATATAAAAATAGGAAAATTAAAATTTAAATCTTGTGTTAATTCAATCTATTTAAAACAGTTTAAGCAAACATATAGAATAATAAATGATAAATATATAAAAATAGAAAAAATGAAAGGAAAAATAAAGGCTAATGGCCTAAAACAAATACCAAAAAATGCTGAAATAACATGCGCAAACCTAATTTGCAAGGCTGGAGATTATTATCTTAAAGTTACATGTTTTGTCCCAAAAGAAGAAAAAATAAAGAAAAACAATGCTATTGGTCTTGATTTTGGAATAAAAACGTCAATAACTGATTCTGAGGGAAATAAATATAATTTTAATTTCCCAGAAACTAAAGCAATAAAAAAAGCATCAAAAAAAGTAAACAAATGTAAACTTGGTTCAAATAACCGATTTAAAGCGCGAGTAAAACGTCAAAAAGCCTATGAAAAAAATAATTGTATTAAAAAAGACGCAAAAAATAAATTTATTTCTAAATTAAAAAAGAATTATGATGTAATCTGTGTTCAAAATGAAAACATTAAAGCTTGGCACAAAAGTAAACTAAAAGGACACGGAAGAAGAGTCCAACATTCAATAATGGGAGGAATAATTGCAGAATTAAAGAAAAATCCTGCGACTATCATTGTTGACCGTTTTTACCCTTCTACTAAGCTATGTCCAAAATGTGGAAAACTTAATAAAACAACACTTTCTGATAGGATATATTATTGCGAATGCGGATATTCTTGTGACCGAGATACTCATTCTGCAAGGAACATTCTAAACGAAGGATTAAAATTTTCTATGGAATATAGAAAACCAATGCCTGTTGAGGAAAAGCCTCTAATTTGTTGTGATTTGACAAATCAAGCCGATCCGTTGAAACAGGAAGCCTCAAAACTTTAGCTAGAGGTAATTCACACAAAATCACAGAAAAACGTTAGATTCAATAAAGTAGGTAACGCTGCCTCTTTTGATTTCGCCTTCCGTTTTTAATGTTTTTGCATCTAATATATATATGTTTCTCCAAGGATTAGATTCTCCATAATGAGATATCCCACTATATAGAGGGTTTAAGTCTCCGTATTCGTCAAATTTTGAATCAAAGTTATTAAAATCAATAGAAGCAATTTTTGCATCTTTTTGAGAACCCAAAATATCTAAAATACGTTCTCCGTATATCTTATCTGTTGAAAATACATCAATTCTTATTTTTGCTTCTATTTTTTTCTCGCCACCCAGACCATACGGTTTCATCATAAACCCATCAAGATTTGTAACATTTACTAACGGCATTGATATTTTATACGAATTTGATATTTCTTCGCCTTCTCCCTGTGGATTATCATATTTTTGTTCGTATATCTCTTTAGAATATCTGGATGGTCTAAAAATTTCTACTTTTTTGCGAGAAAAATTAGCCTGTACTATTCCAGTAATTTCTGGTTCATCATCAAAAATAACTCTTCCGTTGTCGTAATCTATATGATAAGAATAGTCTCCCGTAGTGGCTTTATTGTAAAAAACGTTATCTATATATATGCCACTACAAATAATTGGGTTAGATATTCCGGCAGGATATGTTAATCCAGATTCGGTTACCCAATTTTTAAACTTGCTCTGATAGACAACGCCACTTCCATAAACTTCATCGTTTATCAATGATAATTTGGACAAATCAACTTCGTCATAGTTTATTTCGCCGCTTGTTATGGTATCAAAATATCCTAGCTTTTGGAAGTTTATATCTATCCAATTACGGACATTGTTTAATATAAGCTCCATATTTGATTCATAACCTATGTTTTGTGTGCCAAAAAAACCAAAAGTCCCATTCATTTATTTATTTCCTATAAAAATGGATTAAAATTATCTTTAGCTAATTCTTTTGTTAGTTCTCTTTCAAATAACGACATTAGAGAAACTTCATATTTTTCTTTAAAAATGTCAAAAATTTCTTTAAATGGGTCAAGAGCGTCTTTTATCATTTTTATTCTTGCAAATTCGCTTTTAAAAAATTCATTTGCTAAAAGAGCCTTCGCTTCTTCGTCTGTCAGAGACATTTCTTTTTCTTCTATTAATTTTTCTTCTGCTGTTTCTTTTATCTTGCTAGTTGATGGTAAAATAGCCCGCGACCTACTATATTCTTCATTATAATCATAATTTATGTCTTTAATATTCATATATGGAAATAATTCATTAAACATTTTATTATAATCTACACCGCCGCTCTTTAATAAAGCTTTATATATTTTTAAAGAAGCTCTTCCTTTTACAATAGGATCTAAAATAATATCAGCGCCTATGTGTCCTTTGTTTAATAAAGTTATATTATGTTTTATCCCATCTTCTAATTGTTTTATTGTTTCTTTTATTTCATCTTGATTCATAGACCCTCTTTTAATAGATAGGCTTTCTCCTCCTGTGCTATGGTCTTTTCGTATAAATATTTCGGCTTGAGAAGGGTCTATAAGTGTATATATTTCAGAAGAAAATAATAATTTATTGATCATTTCTTCTTTTATCCCAAATTTTTTTAAAGAAATTCTTAAATCGTCAATTGACTCTCTCTCTAATTTTCGCAAAGCATTTTCTCTGTCTATTAAAGGAGCATTTATTCCCTCTATAAGTTCTATTTCTTCTAATGTTTCTATACTTTCTTGCATGTCTTCATCATTAAGTCCTTCTATTCCTTGTGGAAAATCTTCAATATTCTCAAGATCTTCAGAATATGGAATATTGTCAATTTTTTTTATTTCTGGAAGAAGGTTATATTTTCCTATAAGTTTTTTTATATAATTTTCTGTATATGTGTCTTCTCCTACATTTTGAAATTCTCCAAGTCTATTTATTGTTGAATAATCTGTTTTTGCGAATAAATCATTCATTGTTTCTGTGATATCTCTAATGTCTGTAATTTTTTGATCTTCTATTATTCTTTTTATTTTTTTAATATCAGAAAATTCTTGTTTTTTTATATTTATTTTATCAGATTTTCGCGCCTCGTTTAATACATCTTTTTTTCTTGTTTTCTTTTTTTGTGCCCATTTTGGAATATCTTGTTCTAATATTTGTGCTATTTGTATCTCTGTATCTTTTAAAATATTGGCTAATTCTTCTGTTCGTTGAAAATATGATCCAGCAGAAAATTTTAAAATATCGTATCCATTTAACGATTTAAGAGCCTGAATATTTTTAGTTTTCCCTACTTTTATAGATATTATATTTTTTTTATTTTTATTATAAAAATTCTTTAATTCTGTTGGTATTTTTTTTATTATTTGTTCATATTTTTGTTTATTTTTTATATTATTTTTATTAGAATTAAATTTTTTATTTAAATATTCTACAAGCTTACAATTTTCAAAAAATGTTCCATTATTTACAATTTGATCTATTATTCTTTCAGAAAAAGATTTTATTGTTTCAGCTATGTTTATTGCGGCTTGATTAAAATAAACAAGAAGTTCATTATTTATTTTTTTCCATTGTCTGGCGTCTGGTTTAAAACTACCATTAATTGTGATAGAACCAGCCATTTATGGTTCCATTTTTAAGTAAAACTGTGTAAATATTTGCTCTCCAAGCCCACGGGGGGTTAGAGGTTTATACATTTTGCACTTTATTTGCCTAGTATTTGTAGATGTGATTATTTCTCCAGAAACCCAGAATTCTATTGCGCTAACAATATCGTTATAATATTCGGCTTTTGTTTTGCATTTACATACATTCGCTGGCAATTTTACAGGAAGACCATCAACCATTTCATATTCTTTTGGATTCCATGCAACGCTACAAACAATTGTTTTCTTATTATTGCTGTATTTAAGCTTGCCACGACCCGAACAAACAGGACAAATTTGACCAGTGACAAAGGGGATGTTTAATCCACTATTAAGAGCATTTGTATTTGAGCTATCATAAATATTTTTAGAGCGTTTGTTTACTCCATCATATAGACAATTTGGGCAATCTTCTTCTTTTTCTGGTAAAACCAATACGACATTTTTACCAAGTTCGTCTATAATTTGGGTTATTTTCTCTTGATATATGTCAATAAGTTTTTGGCTTACTAAGACCATCTTTAACTCCTAATTTTCTAAATCTGAACCAAAATGGGTTAAAACCTGACTTCCCAAATTTCCCCGCAAATATTCATACCACGCAAATTCAAAAGTAGCTGGTGCTCCGTATTCAGATCCCATTATGTCTTTATATCCACCAAGAGAAGCAGAAGTATCAATTGAGGTATCTCCATCTTTTACTTTAATTGCATTTCCGGCATTACTTAGATATCCAGATTTAGTAATATCTGCATTTGTTTTTAATATCCATAGATTAAGAAAATTTTTATCTATACTTCCATATATCGGATCTGGCTGTATGCCCCAAGCATCGGGGTCTGAATCATTTGAAATAGTAAAGGAATATTCTACAGAAAAAGGAGCAGTTACATTTGCCATTTGATAAAGTTGCCAAGCAGAAATAACTAATCTCTTTTTAAGTTCATCATCACTATATGTTTGTGTAGTTCCCCAATCAGCTAATTGTGTTCTCATAAGAGGGAGAACGTATTCTGTCCAAGATTCTCCTCCTCCATATATCGCAGCAGAAAGTTGGCTTTCATTTTCATAGATGTCAGAAAAGCTTATTTTATACCAATATGTAGAAACTCCGCTATCATATATTACAACCGTGGAAGAAGTTGTTATTCCAGAAGAATAAACAAGAGAAAATTCTCCAGTAGATAAAACTGATTGATATACATTAACTGAAGATATGTCGTTTTCTGTTGGAGCTACAAAATTTATAGTTACAGCCATCTGTTCTCTCCTATGATATTCCGGTTATTTTTGGAACAGCAGGCGGCATATTTATTGACACATTTGAAGGTCGCCCCGGTGCTGTTTTATCTATCACACTAAAATATGAATAAAATATTTCACTAGTTGTTCCGTTATTTACTATAATTTTCCATCTATAATTGCCCTTGGTTGTCATTATATATGATATATATTTATTGCTATTTATTTCATAAAATGTTTTTTCTATCATTTCTTCTAATATAATATTTTCAAATATTCCAAAATCATGATGTTCTACATATGAAACACCGCTTAATAATTCAATAGAAATTGATATATCCGCTGTTTCATCAAATTTATATGTAATACCACCAAGAAGCTCTATTTCTTCTCCTTCTTTTATACACGAAATTGTTGTCTCTTGTTTTGCAGACATTAATGTCGAATATACTGGATTTTCGTTAACCATTGTCCCTGTTTCACTAATTCCGTCAATGCCATATGTATTTCCTTCTAAATATTTTGTATTGTCCGGAACTTCATACCTGCCCAAAGTCATACCACTAATTGCATAATAAACACTGCTTAAAACACTTGATGAGTCTACATGAACATATTTACCAGATTCTGTAGAGTTATAACCATAATTATATGTTGTTAATACTCCATTAGGATTAATTGGATTATATTGTCCACTTGTTAATATTCCGCTTATTCCATATAAATAACCATAAATAGAACCAGAAGAAGGGCAGTCTGTACGGTTTCCATTTTTTGTTCCACCGGCATAAGTGTTTCCAGCATGAACTTCGTTTTCAGACAAAGGATCTTCGTCCCAAGAATCAATCGACGCGCCAATCGTCACGCGTTCAATTTGCGCCGAAGGATTGACGCCACTGGCACGGATGGACTGATTGAGGCGGCGACACGGGCTGTCTTCCTGCAACGCATACGCCTGCGGTGTGGCCAAGTCGCCGCCGACGAATCCGGGCGGTGTGCTAATGACGCCGTTGTTTGCATACCAGTCGGCATAATTGCCCGCCCAGGCGGCGAGAGTCTGTCCGCCCATGAACTTGCCGTCCGCGCTGATGATATTGCAACTCCGTAGACAGGAGCTTATAACGAAATGCAAATATGGAGATGCAACTGCGGCGCTCGAGTCTGGATATAGTTCTGTTGTGCTGTACAGAATGCAATTACGCATAGGTGGCAACGGAGAACAGTCACCCTGCCCCAAACCAGCCGTAATATAGCGCCCATAGCAAGTACAATTTTCAAAAATACAAGGGTGCAACTGAGCATAGCTACTGGTCGTACGCCCACCCAGAGTTACTATAATTGAGTTTTCAATTTTGGCATTTGCCGCCGTACTGCTTGAACAAAGTACTCCTGTGCCATAAATTGGAGCATACAGAAAACAGTCACGAACATATCCCGGAGCCCAGTCGATATTCAGCGCATAACCGTTGCTAGTTGCCGAATTTGTGACAGCCCTGCAACGAATTACTTGATGCCCAGCTGCCCCCAAACTAATTGCAGTATACTGATTGCCAGTCGTAGTCACACTCAAGTTATCACAGACAATTACTCCATTATAATGACGACAATTAAATCCGTCTCCACTTCCAGTAATAGAAACTTGCCCGCCCTCCCATACGTTGCCTAGCATGCCACGATAGGTCAAGCTACAGGCACCAGCCGTCGCCATGGTGATGGTTGGCACGGTCACACTGGCATATGTGCCCGCGCTGCCGTCGGCGTTCGCGCCGTAAATCCGCGCTTCGACATCCTGCACCTGCGTCAACGGCAGGTCTGCGGCCACGCCCCAGGCGGCGTTAAAGAGCGCAATGGTGGCGAAGTCGCGCCCCGCCTCGCCGCCGATGGTCTTGACGAGCGGGAGGGCGCGGATGCCGCGCGCGGCTGGGACATATATACCCAGCGCATTGGCGATAATCCCGCGTTCCGGCAGGATGATTTTGCGTTCTTCTTGCGCGGGCTGATTTTCCGGCCATTCAGACTCATTTTTCATTACTAATGTATTATCAGAATTAATATAGCAATGGCCCACATCAACATGATAGCGAAAAGATTCATCACATGTTATTATTTTTGCCAATCCATTGCTTATAAGGTAAACAATATCGTTTCCCCCATTGCTATTTTTTGGTATTTCTGCAATATTTCCATTTATAAAACAAACTATTTCCATTAGTTTCCTTTAGTCTTTCCACCAAAAATTTTATTATTAATTAAATTGGAATCTCCACTTAATACAAGGTGTTGTTCATATCCTTCTTTGTCTAACCATTTCGATGCATCTTCAAATATTTCTTTCCATGTTCCTTCTGGTTTGTTTTCAACAGCTATTAAAATTGATCTAGTCGCAGCACCATTATATCTATTATTAATAAAAGCATCAGCGCTTGTTTCATTGGAGCGACAGGCCGCTAATAAAACGTGTCGTTGTGTTTCTTTTTTGTTGGCCTTACAGATTTTTTTTATTTTGCCTTTATTTTTATTTGGAAATTTAATAAATTTAGACTTGATACCTTTAGAATTAAGTTCTTTTGTATTGGTATCTGCATGGCAGCAATCTGCAATTACACAAAGATTGACTCCTTTCGGTAGCAATTTAAATATTTCATATATTTCATCATCTACCAACAGAGTTCCTTCCCAATTATCATATGATAAATCAGCAGGACAGATAGCTTCGTCTTGTCCGTCTGGCTCGTCCTTATTTTTGTCGTCTATTTGTGTTCCGTGACATGAAAAACAAAAAAGAAGATCGTCTCCAGCCACTGAGTTTTTTATTAGCTTAACAAGCTCTGTTTTAATAGCCTTTTTGCTTGCTTTTGAATCAAGTAAAACTTTAATATTTTTTACTAAATACCCAAATTGTTTTACTATAACGTCTTTAATGTCATTAGCATCATTAACACATCCTTGAAGGGTTGCGTCTGGAAGATTTTTCCATTTATTAATTCCAACTAATAGGGCTTTCTTCATTTTTTATCTCCTTTTTTAGTTTTAGTTGTTGATAAATTTTTTCTTGATTTTTGTTACATTTTTTTCTTATTTCTATGTCATATTTAGACCAGTTTCTCATATGTCCGTGTTCAAAGTGGCAATTTCTGCAAAGCGTAATTAAATTTGTTAGTTTTAATTCTAGTTCTGGATTTATATGATATGGAACAATGTGATGTACATCTAAATCATATGTTTTTAAACACCATTGACATTCTGGCTCTTTTGTTAAAAAATATGCACGAATCCTTTTCCAGGCCCCAGATCTTCCTTTTCCAATATAATTTAATATTTTATAATATATACTATTTATATATTTTAACATTATTATTGAGCTTTATTTTTTATAGAAATTAAAATATTATATATATCGTCTTGTTTTTTATTTAATTTTTCTAATTGTTCTTCTACTCTTTTTTGGTTATCCTTTACCCCTTCTATTTTTGTTTCTGCTACAGCCCTATATTGTTCTACCATAGAAATATCAGCTTTATTATAGGCTAATGATGTCATTATAGCGCTCATTAGTGTAATAATAATAGAAACACAAATCAATAAAGATTTAGACGGCTCTTTGCATTGGTTCTTATTTTCCATACTAAAACCTTTCTATTCGTAGTTTATTCCAGTAATTACACAGTTTTTATCAACACTATTAGAGCCAAAATCTATTGTTGAAATATCATCTATGTTTGCATATATTATGTTGTCATCATCGCTTTTTTGTTTTGGTCTAGAAGACACATCAATATAAATATTTGCATTATATTTTTTTAAAAGCTTTTTTAAATCAGATATAAAATTTTTAGTATTTTGTTTTTTTTGCATAGTTGTTTACCCTTCAGACAGTTCGTATAAACTATTTTTAATTTTATCAACATCAAGACAGCTATTTTCATATGTTTTTTCATCACCAACGGCATATAACTCATCTATATAGGTAAAGGCAAACGGCCATGTCATTTGTTGATATTGCGCCCACGTAATACAGATTGGGCCTATTTTATTATATCCACAAATATATACAGCATGTCCGCCCCATGATCCAGCTTCAGAATCTATGCCAGCAACCACGTCCCATATTTGATTATTATCTATTTGAGTAGATGCACTTTTTGGAAGCCATATTCCAGCCTGTAGCCCTGTTAAATTTTTTATGGCATATTTTATGTGCTCTATTCTTCTTGGGTTGATATATAAATATGCAAAAATTTTAAAAGCGGTATTGTTTAATTTTATCCCTTCATTTTTCCAAATTTTTAAAGAATCTGCCATTATTATACCGCAATCTTCTCCCCCAGTTTGATAAAAATATTGTTTTAAAACATCTTCATCATTGAATGTTAAGGGTTTTTTTTGATCAATAAATTCAAATCTTTGGACTTGATTTGTTTCTGCAACTATCGCACAGTCTCCATTTTTGTCATTTCCATACATTTTAAGCTTAAATTTATGCATTTTTTCATTATTAAAAGATTCTGGCAAAATTCCAATATCTTTTTTAATAAATTTTTCAAACTTTAAATTTCTTGGATCATAAAATGCTGGTAATTTGCCAAGACTATAATCAGAAGATTTTATTTTTTTCATAATAATAATTAAACCAAAAACGATGTTATTAAACTAATTATAGTCGAAGACCCAAGTCCAGACGTACCAAAAATATTCGCTAAATTAGCTTTGCTTTTTATTGCCTCTTGGATAGCAGCACAAATTTCTGCATATTCCTCATCGCTAAAAGTTTCTAAAGCAGCAAGAACTTCATTAGCAACCTTTTGCTGTTCATCATCCAAGCTAGAAAAATGGTCGAAAGCTTCAGATGGATTAGTCATTTTTTATTTCCTCCACTTTATTTAATTCCTTAGATTTCTTTTGTTTTTTTATTGATTTCTTAGATTTTTTACGATTTTTTAGATATCTATGAGCACCATATCCAGCAGCACCAGTTCCAGATAGTGCAGTAGCAATAAGGGCAGTCGTCCCATATCCGGCATCTTCTTTTGCTGGTTCTATTTTGCCTTCTTTTTTAATTTCTGGTATGATTTGACTTGCAACTTCTTTGGCTTTACGTTTTAGTGCTATTTTTTTATGAAGATCAGAAACAGCGCTTGATATATTTTTATTATTTTCTATTTCTTTTGTAGTTATACTATCTGTTCCAGAAACATAGTTTGTTATAAAGGTTTGCAATATAGTATTAAAAGAAGCCATTGAATCGCTTCCAATACCAGTGTTGCTATAGTCACTTAAATATCCCATTATTCCCAGCGCTTTTGCGGTTTCTGATTGATTAATAGCCAGTGCCTTTTTATATGTATTAACCAATGTTTCTAGTTTTTCCATTTCTGTATCACGAGCTTTAAATACTTTTAACAAATCTTCTGCTGCTTCATCAGGAGTCATTTGAGTATAATTTTGCTTTAAGTATTCCATAGCTACATCTGTTGAGAATTGTATGTGTGCCTTTTTTTCAGCAGTTAAAGCAGAACAAAGGCCATTTGCTAATAAAACTTCATTTTTAGCTGTTGAGCTAACAATTTGTGCCGCAGCGGCATGACCAGCTTTAATCGACGTTGGATCAGAACCAAAACATCCACATAACAAAATAGGAACAATCAAAATAATTAAATATTTCATTTTTATTTTCTCCCGAATATATTTCTAGCTTTGTTTGCCACAAAAGATTTGTTGGCGAATATAGTAACCAAAGCTCCGATAATTTGGCCAAGTTGGCCTTGAGCAGGAATATATCCACTCGTTAATAATATACCCAAAATGGTGAAAATTATTCTTGCCCATAACATATAATCTTGGTTTTTTAACATATCAAAAATTTTATTAATTAACTTTTTCTTAGCCATTGTTTTCTCCAAAAAATAAACCCTCTTTTTGGGAAAGAGGGCTTTTGATTATTCAGGGTTATCGTTTAACCCCCTGTTTAAATTTTTGTTTCTTGTTTAGACATAGGCAAGCAGGCACGGGCGACCGTCAACTATAACGAAGTTGTGATCCAGTTTGCCCCAGAGACTAACTTCGCCCTGTTTAAACTTGGTAACGTCAGGATAAACTTCAACACCGCCACCGCGAACGGGGTTCTTAAACACATTGCTCTTGTTCTTATCAATTGCAATTACAACTTCTTGTTTCGAGCTTGGAATAGTTCCAGTGCCAAGAGTATCTTTGACATAGGTTGTGAATGCACCAGTTGAACCAAGTTCATCAATACGGTGGATATTGTAGCCCATGAACTGGATGGTTTGGCTTTGGTCGTTAATTGCATCTTCGGCATCTTTACGGCTGAATTCATTAAGTTCGCTGTTTGACCATTCGGTGATAGAATCAATGGCAGCGCGGGACATATAAAGATCTGTAGCTCTATAACGATTGATGCTGGTTGAGTTTCCGCCACCAAGAGAAGCCATTGTGGTACGGATGGTTTTCAGGAAATTCTTGCTGACATTACCAGCAGAAGCACCAGTATCTACAACATAGCTTCCGCGACCATATGCAGCAGCGAGTAAGCAGTGCCAGCCGTCTTCGTTACGGTCGGAAACAAAGCTATTCAGAAGAGCTTGCTGTGCTTCGGCAAGAACGTTGACGGCAGATTGACGGGCATATTTAACTTCCCAACCAATTTCTGCACCAATGGTATAGGTATCACAGCTAACTTCTCCACCAGTCAGCATAACGGTAACTGGCCCACCAAGATTTGGCAGACGATAAGCTTTGATATCAGACACATCGGTAGTGGTTGAAGACTTGGGATAAGAGATGTTAGTACCCCAATCGTACATCTGAGTCTGGAAAATATCGCTAACGATATCCCCGTCATAGATAGGCAGGAGGATCTCTTCGCCATTCTGAACTTCTGTAGCTTGGAAACGAAGAGCAGAGTTTGTCACTTTTTTAGTGGCATCGGCGTATTCACGCAGACCAGCTTCAAAATCACTGGGGTTCTGGCTTGCAAGCTTGTTCATCAATTTCTTAATCTCGTCTGTAGCAAAAATAGGTTTCATAAATCTTTTCTCCTTAATTATATTTTAAAATTACTTGATATCAACAGAAATTCTTACATAGCCATCTTCGTCTTTTCTTCCTTCAAAGGTGCCAACGACATATTTCTCATATGTTGCAGCCTGATATAGTAACTGCCCAGTAGTAGCAACATAACCAGATGCACCAATATATGCGACATCTTTAGCGAAGGGGTTTCCAAGAACCTTATCGGTTACAATGGTTCCTTTGCGCATAAGAGGAACTTTGTCGTTAATATAGGTGACAACTTCTTCTTTAGTACGATAGTCGGTATCGGGATCAATATCTACAACAGTTTGAAGAATAAATCCAGCAACCGCATAACCAGAAGGATTATCTATAACAGACACGACGTTATTGGTATTATCAACGTTAATGCCAGAACCAGCAGTATAAATTGCCGCAAGATCTCCTTTGTCGGCAGTCTCTTCAATGTAAAAGCTGGTATCAATTACTTCATCAACTCTCATTCTCTTAATCGCCATTTGTCTTTCTCCTTAATTTAATTTAAACAACAAATCTATTTAGATTTTTTAACTTTTTTGCCACTAAACGCTCCGATTAAACTTGCAACCTGAGCAACCAATTCTTTATTTTCTGTGTCTTTTTTCTCTTCTTTTATAACTTCAACTACAGCTTCTTTTTTCTCTTCTACTTTTTCAACTTCCACAACAATCTCCTCGTTGGCCTTTTTGACTTCTTCTACTTTTTGTTCTTTCTTAACACTATATTTAAGAACGGCTTCAAAAGCATCATCGGTAAAAGCAAGAAGTTCGGCTTCGGGAATTTCAACAGCTAGAGTTGTGGCCTTTGCTTTTCTTTCATCATTTTTAATTTTAGTAGAAAGTTCAGCAATTCGTTTGTCAGAAGCAGTTTTTTCAGCTACCATAGAAGAAAGCTTTACATCGTACTCTTTCACGGTGTCTTCAAGCTTTTTGGCAGAAGCAGCCTTAATGTCTTCGGCAATCTTGTTAAGCTGCTCAATTGTTTTTGCACTTTCAACAACCTTGTCGGCACTTTCTTTGGCTTCTTTAGAAACCTTTTCAAGTTCTGCCTTAAGAGATTCCAGTTCGGCCTCTTTAGCAGCAATTTTCTCATCTAGTTCTTTTTTATCCATTTTTTCTTTATCTCCTAAAACAGAACATAAGTTATCATCGTTATTTACATCTACACAATTTTCTTTATTTTCTTTATCAAAATTTTTATTTTGTTTAGCAACTTTTATATTTTCATCAACTATTTCTTTAATTTTTGACCGTGGATTTGCCGGATCAGTGGTTAAACCAATGCCACTAAAGACATAATCAACAAAGGCCATTCCTAGCCGATATTGCTTATAATATCCAGAACCGCCGAAGTTTTTCATATATTTTAACATAAAAGAAGTGTCATTATTAAGTTCTACATATTTTGTTTCTTTTGTTTCGGCATTATATACAGCAATTAAAAAGTCATAAACTAGGGCTTCCATACTGACGCAAAGATTTTCATTTTTCTTTTTATCAACTACTTTTTCTGCGTCTTCTGGAAAATACCCCTTCCAAATTATCAGTTTTGCATCTAAATCAAAATTCAAATTTTCGTTAATCTTAATGTCTGCGGCATTTACTTCATTACCATCAAAATCAACTATATATGTATCAGAGATGCAACCAATGGGGAAAGAAGTATCATGTTCCCAATCTACCATTTGATATTTTGGGGTTTCTTTTTTAGAATATAATATAGAAGGAATAAAGTAATGGTCATTTTTATTAAAACCAGTAGAAGTCATGGTGCAAGTAACTTCCATTGAATTATAATGAGAAGTGTCTACATCTAAACCATCAGCCATTTTGTTCTCCATTAATATCAATCCAAACAGATATTGCTATGTCTCTTTTTAATTTTTTGTCTAATTGAACTTGTCCGTTAGAAGCTATTTCTAGTGCTTTTTTATACTTATTAAAGCCAATATCAATTTTTTCTTTATCATTTCCAAGAACATCTTTGTCTAAACTTGAGAAAAAGCAACCTAAAATTACATTGTCAAGTTCGTCTTTTTTGCATTGTTCTAATTCTTTAACATTATTTACACCGTTTTCTGTTAAATAATTATCAGATATAACATTTTTTACGTTGTCATATATCGAATTTGCTAAAACAACATTAGAATAAAAAGTATTGCCGCCTTGCGGTTTAGTAGTTCTGGGTTCTTTTTGTGACTTATCTCCGGGTTGATTAGCTGGACGACCGTCTCCTCCAATTTTTCCAGTTGGTTCTTGTGATAAATCATCTTTAGGAGAATATGGCCCAACCATTTTAATTTTGTCGTTAGTCTCTTCTTCGGCGGCTTCTTGAGCAATTTTGATACTTTCAACATCCCAACTTTGATTAAGCATTGACAACATTTCATCTTTGCTAATAACTTTACGATCCATAAGATCCATTATTAACTTAATTCTATTTGTTTCATCGCCAAGGTCGATATCTTTGAACCTTATGATAGGAGATTGTTTAAAATTAAATTTCTTAGAAACATATTCTACTTCTCTTTCAATCCACCTTAGAACAATTTCTCTAACATATTCTATTTTCTCAACTAATGACTTTACAGATAGGTATTGATTTGAATACGATCCATCTCCAGTTCCGTTAATTAGAACCTCTGCAATACCAAAATCTTCTAATATTTTTGCTTTTATTGATTTATATTTTTCTGGATTAAGAATTTTATCTACATTCGTTTCGGTTTGATCCAATTCTATCATTGAATCCCAAAGTAAATCCATTGTTCCGCCCTTTGGGGCATTTTCTAGGGCAGTTGCCAATTTTGCATATGCGCCCGCGCTAGGAAGAATTTGCTTACCGTTTTTAAGTTCTCCACCAATTTTCCATATTCTTATTTGATTGATGGTATTGTTTGCTGTAATTCTGTCCATTTTCATAAAGACATTTTCTTGGAGAATATCGTTTAGAGCAGCATAATGGAAGGGGCGCGGATAGGTCATCCAATCATCTTTTTTATAATTCGCAATATAATAGTTTTCATCTTCGTTAATAGGTACTACAGAGTTTGATTTTGTGCCAAGGTCATTTAGAAAAGAAGAGGAATTTAACAAAGAATAAATTATATTATCTTCATTCGCCACACTTTTTTGTATGCTAATTCTTATTGGATTTATAATTTTATACGAAGTTGGAACACTTTCTGTTCTTTTTAGTATGTTATTTATACTTCTATCTTTTACATTAAGAACCCCATTTTCTCTTTTTACAACACAAAATCCGGTTTTAAGAAGGGTATTAGCAATTCTCTCAACACGATCTTTTAAATTTATAATTTTTACCCATTCAGTCCAAAAGGCTTTTACGCTCTTGCTTGGATGTGTTATTTCTACTCCGTCTGCGGCAAAATCACTTATTAAATCAATTACGTTGCGAACAATACCAACGTGTTCATATACATCAATACAAACTTTAACCATTTCTTGACCATCAAGCCGCACAACGTTTAATCCACTAGTTTCAGAACTTGAGTCAGATATGGCTATTTCGTTTCCAACAATAGGGTATGTTAAAGATGTCATACTGTTATAACAAGCGTTTGCCCTTACTCCTCCCCTTACAATTTCGTATCCCTTTTTACCATCATAATTTATTGTTGAATTTGTTTTTTTTGTAGCCCCAAGAACACTATACATCTGGTCATTATTGTCCATTTTATTCCTCAATGTTATTGTAATCGTATCGCAATTGCATCATAATTGATATTACACAAAAAAAGGGCACAAGCCCTTATTTGTTTAGTACACAATCACTCCCCCGCCGCTTCTTTTTATAACTTTTGGTCTATTTTTATTAGTATTTCCGGGGTCGTGAGGAAGGCCGCTATATAGTTGCCCGACTACATAATTATTACTAGAAACAACCAAATCTTTTGCGTTGCCACCTTCATAACTATATGAAGATTCATTGACTTGTGGCGCTTGAGTAGATTGTAATCCATAGTTTGCCAAAAGTAATGCAGAATATCTATCTTTCCTTCTTTTGGTCTTATTTTCAGATTTTTGACCAGAACTCTGCTTAACTAAATCAAAGTGTTCTTTGCCAGTAGAAGTAGCAGTAACGGCAATCATCATTAGCTCTTTTTTAAGCTCTTCAATTTCTTCATTAACGTCTTCAATCGAATCATCTAAGTAATTGTATTTACCAAGCATTTCTTTATTGTTTGATTTTTCTCTGGCGGCTTGAGAACTGTTTAATTCTTTCTCAATTCCAATGGTATCATACTCAGGAATAGTCAAAGCTCTGGTTTCAAACGCCTTCTTTAATGAGTGGTTGGCATCTGCCGCCCAAGTTGCATTAAAATCTACCATTTTTAATATGTGCAAGCCCTTATATGTATCTTGGGTTATATCATCAATATCCCAAATTGGCTGTTCGTTTTTGCCCAACAGGTTATTTTCTTGGAGATAGTTTGCTACTTCTCTACCACCACCTCCGGCGTCCATAGTTATTAATTCTATGTTAAAAGCCTTCATTAGGGAGCGAATTTTTCTACTACACGCCCCGTAATAGGTTTGATATTCGTTTACTTCTCCACTTTCCTTCATTTTCTTTTCATTTGTGGCCCAGCAATAAACCACTTTATTATTATAATTTTCTCCAACTTCAACCACTACTATAGAGAAATTATCATTTTCTTTAGCTGGATCAATGCCCATCACATATCTTTTATCTTTATGTCCTTTTATAAATGGAAAAAATGGTTTATATGCAACGTTGCCCAAAATTAAAGAAGCCTTAAAGAAGCCATCGCTATCTTTATAAAACTTTGCCATAAATTCCATATCAAAATTGGCTTGTGTCATAGTGGCTTTAGACTCTGCAATTATTCCATCATCCATATATCCTTTTGGAAGAGCCGTATATGGAAGTTCTATTACTGCAAACTTTTTAGGGTCTAAACTTAATAAGTCACTTTCTGTTAAATTTTTACCAAAAGAATCTTTTAGTTTTTGATGATCTGTGCCACATTCTATTATTTTTTTATATTTTTGTACCCATCCAAAAAAATGATTAAACTCATATGATGCAGTTCCGGTAAGAATTATTTGGTTATTTTTATTTTCTGCTTCTATAGGAGCATCTGTAACTATTCCTTTGCTTATTAATTCTTGTTTTCTATATTCTTCTTTAACTTTTTCTATAGGGTTCATTGACACGACAGAGAAACCACGAACAACAACTTGAAATATTTGTTCTGGAATTGAACCGAACTCATCACAAAGGATAGTACACGCCCTCAGACCCCTGATCTTATCGCCATTCCCTAGTGGTACAGCCATAATTAAGCTATTGCCAAGAGCAAACCTACACATGTTTGTATCTCTTCTTGGGCCTTTTTTATTCATTCCATAGTCATTACATATTTGTTGTAAAAATGGACTTCTTTTATATATTTCGTCAATGTAATTAAAAACAACTTGAGACTGTCTAAAAGAAGCAGAAACAATTACAATCTTTGATCCTTGTCTTAAAATCCCTTTTAAAATAGCATATACTGCAAGCAAAAAAGATTTTCCCGCGCCACGGCTGGCAACCATAGTCACAAAGTTTTTGTTTAAGAATAGATTATATAGATATCCTTGGAATGGAAGCAAGTCAATATTTAAAAACACCTTAGCCGCAAACATTGGGTTTTCAAGGGAGTATCTGCAAACCTCTTTGAGAATATCATTATATGAGTTAGCGTTAAAACGTTTAAATTGTTTCTCAAAATATAAGGTTTCTGCCCTATCAAGTTCAAGATATGAACAATCGCTTGGATCTAATATAATTGGTTTTTTTAGAGACTCTGCCATTTCAAGCATTTACCAACGGCTTTCTTTTTTAACATAATATGACCATACTTTTGATAATATTCTATATGCGATATATTCGTCACTTTTTCCGGCAAAAATAAATCGCACATTATATTTCATTTCAAGCTCAAGGATACTGGATAAAATAAAATTAGGAGGAACACGCGAATATCGTGACCCCCTACGTAAATCATCAACTGTGAAAGATAAAACAAAATAAACATTCATTGTAGATTTTATAAGTTTTTCTATTTCTTTTGTTATTCTTTCGTGTTCATTTTTGTTGCAAAAGTTATTTATTACTTCATCAACGCTTTTCTTTCTTTCAATTATACAGTAATTTTCTAAACCTTTTAAGGCATAATCGCCTTGGTTAAGTTTTTCTTCTATTAAACTTTGGTCTTTTTGTAAAAAATCTTTAAAAAACCACCCTTGTTGCTCTCTTGTGTCCCTCAATATTATAAAAGTATTTTCCATTTTGTTGCGTTTATCCTTAATAAAATGTGTATATAATTACATACACAAATTTGTATAAGGATACATAATGATTAGATCAACAAAGGTTTCTATAAAATTTACAAACACTAATAAAAGAAACAAAATAAAATATTTTATTGAAGAATACTCACGCGTTATGAAAATTTTTATAGAAAAATTTTGGGAAATGGAATATATTCCTAGATTTATAGATAAAGAAGAAAGAAAAATAATAACCTCTTGGCTTTCTGCGCGTGCGATCCAGGCGGCTGGACAACAAGCCAGCGGAATAGTAAGAGCTACAAGGGCAAAAAAAGACAGACAAAAATTTATAATTAATAAATTAATAATACAAAATAAAATAAAAAATGCAAAAAAACTACAAAAAATATATGATTATACAAAAATGTCTAAACCAAACATTAAAAATATACAACCAGAACTAGATTCTCGCTTTGTAAAAATAGAAATTAATAATGGAACATCGTTTGATGGATGGATAACATTAACATGTATAGGAAACAAAACAAAAATAAAAATACCATTTAAAAGAACAAAACATTTTAATAAATTGCTTACTAAAGGGAAACTAAAATCAAATATACGGATTGGAGATAAGGATATAACAATTATGTTTTATTCTTCAGATATAGATAAAACACAAAATGGAGATATTTTAGGAATAGATATTGGACAAAAAACGGCAATTAGTGTATCAAACGGATTTTATAGCATTAAAAACAAAACAGGACACGACCTAGAATCTATAACTAAAATTTTATCAAGAAAAAAGAAAGGGTCAAAAGGATTCAAAAGAACACAAAACCATAGAAAAAATTATATTAATTGGTCAATAAATCAATTAAATTTAAAAAATATAAAACAAATAAACGTAGAAGACATAAAAAATATAAGAAAATTTAAAAAAACTTCAAGAAATCTTAGCCACTGGACTTATACAGAAATCTTTGAAAAGCTAGAGAACAAGTGCGAAGAAGAAGGTGTCCTTATGAATCGCATTAGCCCTAGATATACAAGTCAAAGATGTTCATCCTGTGGTTGGACTTGTAAAAGCAATCGCAAAAAGAAATTATTTAATTGCGGTGTCTGTGGTTATTTTTCTGACGCCGATTTAAATGCTTCTTTAAACATTGCTTTGCCGCTTATGCCACTTAATGAGCAACAATTTGGACACAGTATCCAAGGATTTTATTGGAATGTCCAAAAACAGGAGCCTATAGTCCCTGTTGTCTAAAAATTATTTTAAACTATCCCGGATTATTTCAAATTTTAATTCATTTTCCAGAGGAGCCGAATCCTTTTTCACCA